TTAAGCGTTTTTTTCGTTCAGCATATCAAGTTCTTGCAAACTCTTTTTGACTTTTGCTGTTGGTTCTGTGTACTTCTCCACATAGGCTGCAACATAGCTTTTATACTTCGTTGTTGCCTTCGCTGTCAAATCATTAATCACTTGTTCTTTGGTTAGTGTTACATTTGCTACACCAGCTACCTGTACTTCTTGATTATTTTCTAACATACTTAAAAAATTTACGTCTACTCCTTAGATAGACATTTTGTTATATCCCAGAACTATTTCTAAGACGATGCAAAGGTAACAGAGTTTACTAAAGCTGTCAAGTGTTTTTCTGACCCATATTTTACAACTTGCGATATATGTAAAAAATAAGAGGAACTATATAGCTCCTCTACTATCCTTATTTAAAAATTCCTGCTAATCTGAATGCTGTTTCGATGTCTGTATAAATTTTCTTTTCTATTTTATTATTCGGACTTAGATTTTTTAAGTAGCTGTGCAAAGTCTGTCGAGTACCTATTTCATATTCAAATTCTTTAAAATACTTCAACTTACTAAGATTTTTTGCACCTCTACTGAACCTGTAACCTTTTTTGTTTAAATAGCTGTATGCAATTGCGTGAAATAATCTCATATAATACCTACATGACTTACTATTACCAGTATCTTCTTTCACTATGTCATTGACAATATCCCCTTGATTGCTTTTTATGACTTCCAAAACCTCTTTTATTGTTGGCAGTACATTTCCAACTTTGACCACTTCAACCTCAAAAGATTTGGCTGCACAATGTTTTAAAATATCTTGTTGTTCTGGGTTGCATTCAATTACATACTTTTCTAGTATCTCGTTGTAGACTATTTTCACCTCTAATTGAAATAAACTTTCGCCTATAATCAACTCTCGGCTTTTATCTCATAAGCATTTTTCCTTTCTTTTTACTTAGTTTCATATAAATAAATTAAAACTCTCTGATTGCCCATATAAGAGCAAATTTCAAACAAAAACTTAACTTGCGTTTTGTTCATATTAGCGCAAATATATAAAATATCCCAGACACTACCAAAGAAAAGGATAAAAAAAGTGCAAGAGCAAGTACACATTATTATATATATACCAGCTCCCCACTCACATAGTTACAAGTTCATTCAGCAAGTAACATTATACTTTATACCACTGTCTTTCTTTGCCGTACTCTTTAATTCGCTATCTATCTTATTATCAAGTATTTTCATCTTATTATTGAAATACAGTGTAACACCAAAGATAGCACCTCCAAATGTTAATGCTTCTGACATGTAGATAAGTACAGAGCTTTCAATTCTATTCAACACGAAAAAGCTAATATATGACAGCAATGCGCCACTTAATATCATAAATACAGCACACCCATAACTTATCCAGTCTTTGACCTTTTTTGACATCTAATACCTCCTTTATTTACAATGTTATTATTCTGTGCATTGGTATAGTACTGATATTGCCGTTTCTAAATACATATATAGTAATAGTCTGCATTTTTTTACTAAGTAGTGTTGTGCCACCTCCAGCATTCACACCACTACTAATATTTCCTTCAAACATTGGTAACGCTGCTGCAAATACACCATTTATTACTGTATTGTCGTTAGTTGCTCTCGCTCTTTTGAAATATCTACCACTATTTACTTCTACCTCTTGCTTACTCCACCCTGTATCGGCTATGTAATTACCACCTATTTTAGCGCCTGTGTATAAATAAATATCCTTCCCATTAGGCTTATTGAATGTAAAGAATTTGTCAAATATTGTATCGTTTGGGTTATTCACATTAACGCTACCAACTTCGCCGATATAACATACTTCAAGGGCACTAAAGCTACTTGTTGTGATATTTTCTGCTTTAATACCATCTGGCGACAAGTTCAAAGTATTATTTCCTGCATTATCGTAAAATTTCAGTATCGCTTGTCCTTTCACGTCAATACCAAATTCAATATTTTTTGCAACTGCACCAAATACTGACATCATGCTACCTGTCAAATCTATATAACCTGCACCATTATTACGTGTCTTGAATTTTAACCCTTGTATAGCACCCTCATTATCAACACTTGCTACTATATTGTTCTGTTGGTCTAAGAAATTGAACCTATTAGCTTGTGCATTTATTGTCATATCAGCACCGTTTATATGTATGCCAGCTTTTTCTATGCTCTCTACTACATCGGGGTCTTTCCAGCCTGTAACTACTCCACCTTCTTCTAATTGTATCTCACTGATAAAAGCCTCACCATTTCTTATTAGCCCTATGAATACTTGTACCCAATTATACCCTTTTTCTAGTTCAAAGCTGTATTGATACTTAGTTCTATCATCTTCGGTATTTACAGGCACTACATCAAAATATTTAACTTTTGGTTTTGAAAATAGCTCTGAATTATCATATTTTACTTCAATATATAGTGCTGTTCTCTCATCATATATAGCAGCACTGAAGGAAATAGTGTATAATGTACCGCTATTTATTTTTATTTTAGGAAATCTGCACCCATTCCATTCGTCATTGTCTGCATCGTCTCGGTAAAATACTAATTGCCTATCGTACTTATTTTTATGAACTGTTACTGCCCTTTCTGATTGCAAAGTTAATAGACCTAAATTTCTTAGCGATGCACCTTTTAATAAATTCACACCACCACTAACTGACCTTTTAACTTCCAGCTTTATATCTTCTGCTGTTTGCTCGATACTTGATATTTTCCTTTCGATGCCTTCTTTATCGCTCTTTCCCTGCTCAATAATACTTTCAATTTTTCTATCATTGATACTAAAGCGTGAATTATTCCATTTCTGCGCATCTACTATAAATTCGACCTTCGCACTTCGTTTAAAATCTTTATATGTTACCTCTACTTCTGCACTACCACTCCATTTATCTGGGTGTATGTAGATAAATTTAATTTTATTACCTCCACTTACAGCAACTGTACAATTTATGCTTGATAGTACCTTTACATTGTCGGGTAACACTTCTGTATCACCTACAAATAATTTAATTCGACCTTCATTTGCTGCAATACCTTCTATTTTACCCTCTATGTCAGTATTAAACACAAAGGTAGATGGTGTAATAACTAATGATACTGGGCTTTTTCCATCTTTGCCGTTTTCACCTTTGGCTGCTATTCCGCTATTTTCGTACTTTTTTGTCGTATTATTCCAAACATACCAAAAGCCATCACTGCCAATATATGGTGTGCCTGCCGATGTTGTATTTATCTTATCGGCTACATACTCTTCGAGCGTCTTTCCATTACTAACGCTAAATTCTCCCTTGAACTTATTACCACTCGCTGATATTACATTTATTTTGTGTTTTTCAAGGTCAAAGTTGTTAATTCCACTATATTGTACTATCGAAGGTGCTGTAACTGTCTTATCAAGAAAGCCTGTGTTATAAGATGATACAATAATAGCATTCTGTCTACTCTTGTCATTATTATTACCCAGCTGCACAATGTTATCTCCCACCTCTGGTATGCTATTCGATAATGGAGACTTGATATTTTTAGACAATACAACAAAATGATAATTACCATCAGTGCCTACATTCTGAATTTTCCTCCAATAGAACTTATTTGCTGCATTATATGTTACACCTTCTGCTACATTCATCGTCTGACATACAGCAAAATCATGTTCATTAAAGCAATTTTCTATTTTCTTGCCTTCTTGTTCATTTCTCCACAAGCACTTATAATCTCCATTATCCAGTACTTCTACTTTATCTACCTTTGCATTAGCTGGTGTTACTATTATCTGCCCTTGTGTTGCTTGTACTTCATCTATCGAAAGTTTGAAAAAATGTGCTGCTCCTGTTACTGTTAAGTTTGATATTACTGCATTATCACCAGTCAAAGATGTTATATTTGCATTATTGGCTGTTAATTCTCCAATACCTGCATTATCAGCGTTTATTTTTTCTACATTAGCTACCTTTGATGTTATTGTGTCGGTATTTGCAGTAGTTGATGTAAAATTTTCGATTGTGCCTGTTGTTGATACTATATTTTCTGCTTTGATGCTTTTATATTCTAAACTTTCGCCCTCGATACTCTCAACTTTACCACTATCAGCCTTTATTTTCTTCGTTTCTACACTCTTCGTACTTACATTATCAGCACTCATATTACCAACACCCACCATATCACCTTTTACATCTCCCGTACCATCAAAAGGTTGCCCCCAAAGTAGATGTTGTTCTAATTTACCAACTCCATTTTTGTTAGTCATAGTCCCACCACCAGAACTATTACCTGTCCCAGTGGTGTTACTTGTGTTTTTCTTCTTGCTATACGAAATTATTTCTATCATCGTCTTATACCTCCTTCATTACTACATTAGCCGAATTATTTACTATATTCCTGCTGATTGATTGAATAGTAAAATGCTTCTTTAATGTCTCGCTGTAATACTTGTTCTTGAAATCTATATTGCTACCATCTACAAAGCTGCATTCCATTACAACTTTAGGCTGTCTATATTCTTTATAATAAGCATCTATATAATGTTCTTCAGCTTTTGCCACTTCATTAGTCGTTGCGTTGTAAAGTTGTGTTATTGGTAGCTTAGTATTATCATTGAACACTGCATTTAGTAAGACACCAGCATTTACACCTTTCACAAAGCATTCATTACTACTTAACTGTGTAACTAATTTAAAATCAGTCTCATAGTTATTTATATAACTACCTACTTCTGCGCTGCTATATATCAAGTCTTTATCCTCTGTCAAGTTCTTTTTGCCAAAGTCGCTTACAATGCTACACTTAAAATCTTTAATGATAATATTTTCTGTGTGTGCCAGTACATATTTGCTATTTTCACTCCACTTAGTAGACTTCCAGAACCACCAGCCTCGCTTAGTAGCACTTACATCATTCCACAACAGCTGTATAGGACTAATTATTTTAAACTTCATAGTACCACTTAGCGCATCACTATGTCGTATAGGTATTGCTGTGCCTTCTACATCTAAGTTCATTGTGTAGTCGATAGTATTTTGTAAGTCGAACTCATCACCTATGATATAGTCGCCAATTTTCGGGTTAATGCCAAGTGAGAATGTTGTTTTATAATAGTCTTTACCGTCTATCGTCTGCTTTAGCTCGGGTCTTTTCTTTATATCTTTGATAGTTAGCCATTCAAATGTACTACTATTATCACCTTCTGTACCTATTCTCGTCTCGACACAGTATTTATCACCTACCTTTAACTCACACTCTAGTATTGGTAGCTTGCTTATCTTGTCGCTACTTTCATCAACACCTGAATATTGGAACTCGTAGCCGTGTGCGCTTTTATCATCTGTCCACACTTGAATACCTGTACCACCTGCTAAGTATGTAGGATAATCAGTGCTACTTGCTGCCCTATAAAATTTTCTGGTGTAATATCTACCTTCTCTGTTATTATCACTCTTGACAATATTTACCTTAGCTTTTGTCGAGTTGCTTATTTTGCCTGTGTAATCTGGCACAACGGCTTTTTTACCTTCTGTTTTTCTCGCACCATATCTTAATATATCGTCATAACAAGGTACTTTGATAGCATTATGTATTCCACTTTCATAGCAAATAGGCTGTAACAGTAACTTTCCACTAAATACCAAGTAGTTAGTTGTATCATCATCAACAGGGCTAAAAACTCCACCACTACTTTTGCCAGTATATTCGATTATTCCTGCATTATCTTTTAGGTATTTATCACTTGGAAAATGTCCTGCCTCTGTATCATCTTCGTTACCATTGATAGATATATACAAGTAATCGCTCATAGGTATTTTAGATACTATTCTGTTGTCGGTTGCATTTTCTTGCTTCTTGATATTACCTAATCTAAACATAGCAGGGGTTAGTGAATGTTCTTTAAGATATGTAGCTGTTTTTTGTTGCTCTATGTACTCACCCTGTTCATTCTTGCTATACATTTTATCAGCATCTTTCAATTTCCAGTGAGGGTGGTGCATATTTTGTAAATACCAGTCATAAGTACCCGCCTTTTTATACCCTGTCGGCTTTCCCTTCACCATATTGTTAAATGCATTGTTAGCATCATCACCGCTACCCTCGCTGATGTATTCTGTCATATATAGCTGCTTTGACCTGAAATGACTTACTGCATCGCTTAGTGGGCTGTCTATCAGCGTATCTTGATTTTCGAGTGTACAATTAACGCTTATTTGATTATATACTTCACCAACACTAATACTGGTATCACAGTCTGCATAATGTTTGGCACTAATGGTAATATTAGAAGGTACGAAGTTGTGTTTTTCTCCACTAACTATATCTATCCATTGCTGCCTACCGTCTTTTATAGTATTCCAATCAAAAATATAGAAGTTTAGTCCCTCTTGTCGTATATGTAGGTTAAGATATTGCAGCATTTCTTTCAATAACTCTTCATTACTCCATACACTATCGAAGTCTTCACCCAGCAAATATAGTTCAGATATTGCAAGGTCGTTAAAAATGCTACCTTCTTTTCCTTCTGCAACCCCTTTCGACATGTCATATAATATTTTTGGCTTACTATTATCCTGTATGTCCAAAGCATTAAATTCTGCAAACATACCTACTAACATATTTTTAAAATTAGCCGACTTAGCATTATTCAAAGTATCATCGAATGTCTTTAAGGTTGTGTCTTTGTATTTATAGTATTGAAGTGTTGAAAGAGCATCAGTACAGTTAATACTAAATTCGTCTACCATTGATACGAAAGGTTGAGAGAAAGTATTAGCTTCTACATATCCTGCAAATATTATTTCTCCTTCTTTTCTGATATTCACCCTAATATTTCGACTATTACCTGCATATAACTCACCACCTAAGTAATTCTCTGTCAGCAAGTTAATTGTACATGACTTTCTTATTATCGTCTCAAAGCTATTATCTAGTTCCTCTTCAATAACTATAGGTTCAGCTGCAAAATAGATACCGTCTTGACCGATGACTATTTCTTTACCATCAGCTATACCATTATCTATCTGCACTGAATATCTAATATTATCTTTATTACTAAATTCCCCTTTTAATATCATATCATCAAATTATTTTATGCCAGTGAATTTACCTACTTTGCTTTTGACCTTTGAGTAGTTAGACAGTGCAATATACAAGTCGCTGCCTTTCACTCTGACAGTACCTGCACTAATATTACCACCAGCAGTATTATTATCAAGAAGTCGGAATAGGTTGCCCTGCTGTGTCTTCGTCAGTATCATCTCACCGCTATTTACTCGTGCTATATTATTATCACCTACGACACTATTACCTTCAAAAATACCACCTTGACTAAAGCCTTTAATCTGACTAATTGTTGCTGCCATTACTCCAACTCCGCTTGCTATTGCTGCTATCCAACCCCAAATACCTAACTTACTTTCTGCTGCTGTCGCCTGTGCAAAGCCTAATACTATCCGACCAATTGCACTTAATATTAACCCTGCCTTAGCTGCTGCACTATCTTCACCCAATTGCGTTAATGCACTACCCATAGCTACCATACTTGCTGCCATCTTATCTGTATCACTGGCTGCTTTATTACTAAATAATGATGATAACGCCTTTGCATCATCAAGATAAGAGCGCATACTACCATTGCTAAACCTTTCTATTGCACTGCCTAAATCCTCAATATTTTTCTTCTGCTCGGTATTGTCAAGTGCTTTTTTCTTTAGTTCAATTAGTTGCTGAAGTGTTGCTGTATCAAGGCCAAAGTCTATCGCTATTTCAAAGTTGCTGCCCTTCAAGCTATCCAACATCTTCTTAACTTCGTCTCGTATTGGCTTAACTCCCTTCTCGTTTACTTCTTTCAGTTCATCTTGTGCCCTTGCTATACTCTTTGCTCTTTCTGCGTTTAGTATTTGATAGGTTGATAGGTACTTTGATGTTAGGTTGTCGAGTTCTTGTGCTTTCTGTTCGTTTAATTGCTTTTCAAGGTCTAGATTACCGTGCGCTTTTTTAGCAAGTTCAGCATATTTATAATTAACAGCTTCTATTTCGGCTGCTTTCTCATCTTCTATTTGCTGTTCCCTTTGTGTATAGTAGTCATCATAGTAAGTAATACGGTCAAATAAGCCTTTACTGGTTAGGATAGCAACTTCCTCAACGGCTTTTCTCTGTGCATCCAATTCATTTTTTGCAATATCCCTACTAACCTTCTCTAGTTGGTTGCCATTATTTAACAAAGTAGCTTTTAGTTGCTCTTGTTCTCGTTTCGCTGTCTCTGCACTATTATCTTTCTTAGTCGTCTTTGCTACTTTAGGCTTCTTTACCTTTGCCGTCTTAACTTTCGCTGTCTTAGCCTTTACCGCTTCTTTTTTAATATCATCTTGTGCCTTTATTGCATAGTCTTCGGCTTCTCTTTTCTTAGTAGGGTCAGTTTCAAGTTTAGCCCTTTTTTGAAAATAAACTGCTCTATCCTTTGCTGTTACTCGTCCTTGTCGTTCTTTACTCTTAAAATCTTCATCAAGTTTTTGAAGGTCTGATTTTTTCTTATTAGCAGTATCTCTTAGGTTTTGCTGCTTCTGTTGCCATTTATAACCTTCTTTGTAATTATTGGCTATATTTGCTCCTTCTGCTGCTACCTTCTTTGCATTACTAGCAAGGCTGCCCCAGTTACCATTAAGTGCATCACTAATAACACTGGCTAGAACTTTAAATGGGGTGATAACAAATTCCATGACACTCTTACCTACACCAGCTGCTATTCTCTTTATGTTATCGAAAGCCTTACCAAGATTATTAGCGATAGGAAATGTGCGAGTAAACCAGCCAACTACATCTTCCCACCTGCTAATTAAGTAACCAACTGCACTTATCAACAGCCCAATACCAATACTACTTAGTGCTATTTTTAGTCCTTTACTTGCTACTGCTGCTGCTTTCTGTGCGATGGTCATACCTTTTGTAGCTGCTGTACCTGCTGTTGTTGCTACTGTATTTCCTTCTTGTGCTACTGTTTCTGAACTTTTTGCTACTGTATGTCCTTCGGTTGCTGTTATATTACCTGTTATGGCTGCTGTATTATCACTAACACTTACACTATTCGCTTTCTTTGCCACTGCATTTGCTTCAATGGCTACACTATTCGCACTTACTACACCACTGTTACTTGCTATCGCTGTACTATTTGTACTTGTTGATGTGGCTACTGTTGTTTGTTCAATTCCAAGTAAGCGTAATAGTGAATGATAAGCCCTATATGTACCAGTTGATTGGTCCATTAGCGTGTTCTGTAGACTTTGAATGCCATTTAAGACACTCATAGCCCCTGCAAGTTGAGTTAATATTTGGCTTGCATTTTCACTCTCTACACCACACATCGCCAAAGCCCCAGCATAGGTTTGGAAAACATTAACACCAGTACCTGCTACATCTAAGACACCAGCTAAGCCTCTTGTATCATTAGCGAAATCACTCACAACTGCACGAGCATCGCCCATTGCATCTTTAATTGAACCTGCACGAGCTGCGAGTTCTTGGAATTTAGCATTACTTGGGTCTACGCCATTCAAAAGCATATTGCTAAGCTCCATCTGTATTCCCTTTAGCTCTCGCTTGATATTACCACTGCTACTTTTGAAGGTATTTTCAGTGCTGGCTACTTCTCCTTTAACTTTATCAATTATCGACTTAAACTGTTTATCATCAAGTCGTATCTTAGTTACTAATTCTTGTGCCATATTCTCTTGCTTTTTCTATTAGTCGTCTTCTATCCTCTTCTGTTGGTGCTGTATTATCATTATCGCTATTATCTACAACACTATCCCAACTAAAAGGCATAAATTTTTTCGGGTCATCTGTTTTTATTCCACCCATTACTTTCGCTGATATAAATGCTAGTTGTCTTGTTTGTTCCCAACTGTTTAAGTTCTTATAGTAGAGCTTTTGTATTAAGATGTGCATTTCATAGAAGGTCATACTGTCTAACACATACTCTGGCGACAAACCACCTTGAAATACTAAGATAGCAAATATATCAGCGACCATTAGTTTTTTCCTGTATCTCCTTCTTGACTAACATTTTTATCTTGCATTTCTCTCTGTCGTTGCGTTTCGAGTTCCATAAATTTTGCATAGGCGGAGAAAATACTTGGGTCTTTATCTATCGCATCAAGTAATTTATCAAAAGTCAAGTCATTATCTTTGTTATCACCAGCAAGAATTAAGCAATAAAGAAATAGGTACTGGTCAGAAAGTAACTTCAAGCTAAACATTTCTCCTTTTACCTGCTCAAACATCATCATAGCACGTACACTATATTTCAAGTTGTATTGTTTGTTATTAATAGTTATTGTTGTCATAGTATTAGTTGTTGTTTAAAAATAAATTGGCAATACACTCAACCTTCTAATAGATTAAATGTACTGCCTTATGTCATTATGTTGTCTACTCTATTGGTCGTTCAGTGAGCGACAGAACTTTACTGTATTTTATTTTATCCTCGTGGTGTTGGCACCTTCTTTAGCTCTCCTGTACCTACAAATGATGCTGAAAAAGTTGCATTATCTTCATTAGGTGCTGATGCTTCCAGTGAGGTTAGAATTACTTTACCACTATATGTACCTGTAGTTGATGGTACCCAGCCACCCTTTGCTACTTCAGCCGCTTTGGTAGCAGAGTTTTTCTCTAGTGCAAATACAGCATCAATAGGTGTTTGTGCTGTCATCATATCAAAGAGGTTTTCAAAAGTTACCCCCTCACCGTCATTACTAAATAAGTTTTCGGTCTTTACTTCCCACGAAATTTTACCAGCATTACTTGTTACCCACTTACCACCGCTATCTTTGCTAGTAGTTTCTTTGGTGTCCATGCTGATAGATAGACTGTGAGAAGTAGCGAAAGCGATTGACTTGCCATTAATAAACAACATCAAATCACGTCCTTTAATTACATTTGCCATATATTATTCTTTTATTTTTATTGTGTATGTGAGTAATTGTAAGAAGGTATCATCACTGTATCTTTCTTCACTACCCACTAGTTCTATGTTATCTGCTTTCAATAATACATCTGATACGATATTTGCTATTTCCACTCCTTTGCTGTAATTATCTGCTGCAACTATAATACTTACTGTGCTATCAATATCAAATAACACTGCATCTTTATTACTGGCTGCTTGTGTACTTTCTCTCCTATATACAATAAAAGGAAACCTAGTACCTTTATCTGCAACAAGTGGATATATTCTGTTATCTATTACGCCTTTTAATGTATCATCGCTAAGCAGCATTCTTCTTATTTCTTTCCCTGCATCAAAAAATCTCATACCCTACTTACTCTCCCATATTTTCTCTATCGTTTCTGAAAAAGTTGTATCTATGATTTCCTCCGCTTTAGATAAATTAGCATCAACGGCATTAGTAAAGAAATTAGTACGTTTCATAGCACCTCTGTTAGCACCTTTTTTGTTTTTTCTAATCACTGTACCACTCTGAAAGAACTTTAACCTAAAATCTCCAAAGATATGCACTTTGAGTTCGTCTGTGTTATCTTTTATCTTGCTAACTTTAATTCCACTTTCTAGGCTCTTACCATTCCAGTAGTTAGGCGACTTAGCTTTTTTTGTTACCTGTCTTAAGTTAGATTTTGCAGCTTTCACTATAACCTGCGCACTTTTTCTTAGAGCTGTTTTTTTAGCTTTTTTTTGTTCTTTTCCTGTGAGTTGTGAGAATTTTTCTGTTAGCTCTTCGATACCATTTATACTAATTGCTTCGTCCATCACTCATTTACTTTTTCAGTTTCAACAATTTTTCTATTATTTTGCTTATCATCACTAACGGACAAGACACGATATTTGGCATTATTCCATACTATATTATCTGTGTGTTCTCGTATATCAACATAACGCCAGACAGTAAAGGTAACACGAAAAGGATAAACAACTTCGTCATTTACTATCGTCCTATCGCCAGCCTTACTTATTACTTGTGCTTTGGTAGAGGTAATAAATGTATGAATATCGTTAGTTGCGCCATCTTCACCTTGTATAATGTCAGTTCGATAGATGGATATTTTTTCTGTTAATAGTCCTGCTCTCATTGCTTAATTCCTCCCTTTGTAGTTTCTGAACATATCAAGCAGGTAGGTAAGAGTAAAAGGTATTTCAGTGTTAGATGTAAAGGCGATAGGTTCACGATTGCTGTATAAGTGTCCAATAAATAATAACATAGCATGTACCAGTGGGGGCGGTATTTCTCCACCCTCACCAGACATAATATTATCTATCGTATTATCTATGTGCTTCTCTATTGCCTTTTCAGCCACCACCGCTAAATCACACAAGTACTCATCATCTTCATGAAATGTTACATCAATATTTAGATGTCTCTTTATTTGGTCTAATTGCAAGTGCATGGCTTATCTATTTAAATGTTATACTGCAAAAGTACCGAATTGGAATGCTTCTGGACGTATCATAGTTGCATCGAAGTAAGCATTAACTACCAAGCGTACCATACCTGCACTTGCTTTGCTGAATGGGTCTACTGTAATATCACGTTTTTAACTTAAATAACTCCACCTAAAACCTCCTGCTGTGTGTTTTTTACCTTTGCAACACCTGCCAATAGATGATTTATCAATAGATAACTTTTTCATTACTTCAGTAGCACCTAAACTCCAAGTTTTTATAAAGTTACCGTCTAAGTCATATTGGTTTATCGGTATTGCTTTTTTCAATCGAGTACTAACACTTTGTTTTCTTCCTAAATTGGTCTTTCTAATTATCTCTTTAGTCTCTTGACTATGACTTTTTCCGAAATTAGGGTTATTCTCACCTGCATAACTTCTTCTTTTTCTTAGTCCTGCTTTTTGTTTATTAGTTCTCCCAGTCTTACCACATGTACCTGCTCCACCTTTAGTACTGTTATATCCATGTTTATAGGTATCAAACTTCTGAATATAGTAAATTTCTCTCTCATCAAGTAACTTACTAATTTCTTCTTTGCTCTTATTTTCTGTATCGACTACCTCTAATACTTCATAATTCCACTGATTAAATTCAGGGTACTTTCGCCTTGCTCTATCTATTGCAGAATTGTGGCTGGTATAATCTATTGTTTCTGGGTTATTTTTAAAGAAATTATATCGTCTTGTTAAGTTAATAGCTTGACCAATATAGGATTGATTACTGGGAGAAGTCCATTTATAGATACCACTTCTCATAGTATTAAAAAAGGTTTTTAGTTATTTAAGTCCAATATCAGTATATTTCTATACTGTTTAGACTATATCATATCCCCAATGCTATTAAGTGGGGTTCTTTTATTTAGTCGTTGAACTCTATAATAGAGACACTGATTTACTTTGTTATAATATTTCCAGCGTTTTAGAAAAGATTTTCTTATTTTAATTCGGGTTTACTTAGTATTACTACCAAGCGACACTGATATATACCAGTAGAAGTATATTAGTTAATGCCTCCGAACTGACCAATAGCTAGGTTACTAAAGTCTCCAACTACGAATTGTTTTGGTGCTACGTTTGATGTTGAGTAAACAGGTGTACCATCAAGTGAACTATCAATATATGCCAATTGTGCTGTACCTTTGCTACCCTTCATCATATTTCTGAAAGATGCTTTAGCTGATGGACTTGCAATATAAGCAATATCACCGAGTACATTCTTTTCCTCTACCAATGCTTCAAGTCCAACAATACCTTCAAAATCAGTAACTTTAGTAGGTGTCTTGCCATTGAACATACCTGCTGGCTTATCTGCTGTCTTAGCTTCTTTACCCAATATCGTTGCTTCTAGTTTAGAGTTAATAGCATTTATTAGGTCCATTCTGATAGCATTTTCAACACCAATACTATCCTGTGCAAGTAACATCTTAGAAATATCAACAAAAGCAGTAAGTCTCTTTGGTTGTAGAATAACATTACCAAAAGCAGTGCCACCATCTGCTGCTTCGCCTACTTCACCAGCCCAGCCAACATTAGCACCTGTCATAACTGGCAATTGAACGTTATTTGATAAGCCTGTGTAGAATTTAGCACCAGCATTAAGTAATACGTTCTTTGCCCTAAGTGGCTCTATAATGTCGTAAAGGTCAGTTGCTACAACATCTACACCTTCAGTAGCTACGCTAATAGCACGTTTTTCTGTTGGCAGGTAGATTTGACCAATGGTATTTAAGCCTGCTTTTCTCATTTCTGCGATACCAGCGTTATTTACTGCTGCTGTAATATCGTCTACGCTTCTATTCTCTGCTACCGCCTTGATAGCTTCCAATAATGAAAATCTTTGCTTCATTGTTTGATTAATAAATTTGTTGTTACGTGTTTCTTTTTCTTCTTCTACTACTTCGTTATCCTGTGTAGTGTCAGTGTCTTTTTCTTCGTCTTCGTCCTTTACTTCTGGCTCGTCTTCTTCGTTAGCCTTTGTTTCCTTTTCTTCTTCGGTGTTGGTTGGTTCTTCCTCACCGTCCTGTTGCTCACTGGACTTTACTACTTCTTCTGTTGGCTTAATGTCTTTTTCATTTTCCAACTTTTCTAACTTTTCTTTTTCCATTTCTGATAACATTTCTTTTGCTCTTGCACTTACACTTGTTGCACTATAAGCTGGTGTCCATACTGGGCTGACATCTACAAGACATTCAAGTTTATTTATAGTCCTGTGTACAGTGCCGTTAATATTTTCCCATACTTCGCTACCTTCATCACTCGACACAGTAAATGCAAAGCTGCTCCCATCAATTTCACCACGCTTTAGATGTTCCAGTAATTCGTTGCCTGTTTCAGTGTTTGGTACAGTAAAGCTATATTTCAAGCCCCTGTCATCGAGTGATAATGATAAGCTACCTTTACCATACCTACAACGTGCAAGTACTTTACTAGTGTCGTGGTTAAAAAGCGCAAAGACATCTGACCGTCTAATAGTATCTTCGGTTACTGCACTTGGTGCTATTTGTTCAATAAAGCCCATATCTTCTGAAGGACTATTAAAGACAATTGCATAACCTTCAACAGTGCGAGTATCAACGTCAATATTACTAATATCGGCTGAACGTCTCTCTACTTGTTCTTTTGTCATATATACTTTACTTTATATAGATTAACTTTCTTCTTCTGTGTTACTTGCTGCTATATTACTTTTGCTAGTGTCATTATAAGCTAAGTTATGGTTATTCCCACCTTCTACAGCATTTAAGCCAAGTTCTTTTCTTACTTCATTGATAGATAATACACCCATACTCAACAATGTGCTATAATAGCTTGCTTGTTGTGCTTTATCGGTTCTCAATATTGCTGTTTCGTCCAAATTAATCTCTAAGTTCTCACCACCGCTTACTAATTTTCTGTTCAATTCCTCTTCTATCATTACTATATAGGGGTTGAGTGTATAAGATAAGAACTGTAAGTTAGTTGCTTCGATAGTACTATAGCCAGCATTTGATAAGTCGCCAAGTAGTACAGGTGATATATTAAAAAATCTCGCTATATCTGCTACATTGAATTGCCGACTTTCTAGCATTTGCGCATCTTCACCGCTAACGCTAATTGGTTGATAGTCCATATTAGCAGGTACAACGACAACTCCACCACTTGTATTACCACCACCAAATGTATTTCGCCATGAATTTGCTATATCTTGTTTTTGCTCGTTGCTTAGGTTACTGTGAACTTTAATAACACCATTCAGATTACAGCCACTGGAAAAAAAGGTTTCTGCTGTATTTTCTGTCTGATTAGCGATATTAAGCGACCTTCTTGCATGGCTTAATACACTGATACCTTGTACACCATCTACTGTATATTTCAAGAAGTGTAGCATATCAGAAGGCATTATTCTCTTTGTACCACCTAAGTAACTGCAAGTATAGTATAGCTCTTTTGTTTCCTTCCTATAATAAACCTGCACATCTTCTGGTTGTAGGTATCTTAAACCAACTATTTTTCCACCTTTCCTTTCAATATAACAATAAGCGTTTCCTTTTAATAATACACTCTGCAATATCGTCTTGAAAAGTGTGTATTTCGTGGTTAGATTATTACTGAAAATATCTTTTAGTGGGTGAGTGTCAAGTTCTGTAATACCTTCTTTATTGTGTGCTTTGATAGTAATAGGTAAACAAGCAATGGCATCACTAATTAAGTTCACGGCACTATACACTGTTGATAGAGACAATGCCGTATTTTTGCTACCACTCAAGCCATACTGTAAGCTATTTGATATGTTGGGGTTGTAAGTGTCTAGTTCCCTTTTTTCGGGTTGTTGTTTTGTAATATTATATCCTAAAATTTTCATTGTATTAGTTAGTATGTAAAGCCTGTTATTGTATTGTCATATTGTGGCTGTTCTAAGTATTTACCAAGCGCATTTAGTGCTGCATGGACACCATCTATCTTTTTCTGGCTATCTTTATTTATCTTAACTGGCTTTATATTTCCATTGCTATCCTCGATAATTTCACAGTTAGCAAAGTTCCAGTGTAAAATAGGGTTGTCATCAAATACTGCTTTGCTACTTCTTGCAAGTAACTCCATATATCTAGTAGGCTTATTCATTGCACCTGTTGTCTGGCTGTATGGTTGGCAATTGTAACCTTTTTTTGTCAATTCTATAACTGCCATAGTACTTTGCCACTGGTCATAACTGATTGCTTCGATAGGTATTTGTTTATTTATTTCTTCAATGTCAGCTATTACCCTATTATAGTCTACGACATTACCGCTTGTTATATTTAGGTATTGTTGTCTTTTCCATTGTGCATATTTCTCACGGTTAGCACCTTCTTTCAGTGTAACTTCTGGCAGGTAATACCAATTCTTGAAATAATACTTATCGCCAAGTGGTATCATCAGTGAAATAGCGGTCATATCACTAGTGCTACTTAAGTCAATGCCAATGTAGCCACTACAACCACTAAACATACTATCGCTAATGTCAAATTTTGCTGTACATTGTTGGATATAATTACTACCTATCCACTCTCCGTTTGCATTACTACACCAGATATTCATCAATTTAGTTTTAAAGTTGGTTAGTAGTAATGGACTATTTTTTGCTTTATTCAACTGGCTTCTTATGTACTCTTTTGTTACAGTTAAGTCTAGGTTTGGCTGACACTTAACCCAATTACTTTCGTCTTCTATGTCGTCTCCTTCGTCCAAAGTATAGATAGCTGCAAAAATACTATCATCTTGTAACTTCCCATCAAGAATATCTATGTAAGTACTTCGTAATTGATAGCATGGATTAGTCATATCAAAGCCTGCTGTAGTAATATATAGCATTAGTGGTTGTTCACGCATACCAACGCTACTTGTTAATACATTGGCAACATTATTTGACTTTGCTGCATGGTACTCGTCAAGGACAAAGGCACTACAATTTAAACCGTCCAACTTATCAGCATCAGCACTAACGACACGCATAACACTCTTTGTAGAAGGAAATTTAATTTGGTCTCGAAAAGTTTTAAAGAGCTTACCTTTTTTATCTAAGTTGCTGATAAAATTTTTGCTCATCGTGAAAGCTAATTGTGCCTGTGAGTAGCTATTAGCAGCAAAGATTATCTGGGCTTCATTCTCACCATCAGCCGTAAGCATATATAGCATAATACCAGCAGCAAGGGTTGATTTCCCACATTTTCGGGCAACCTCAATATAGACTTCTCTTACTACTCGCTTACCGTCTTTTTTCCACTTAAAGCCAAAAATAGAATATATAACCCACTTTTGCCAGCTTTGTAGTTGTAATGGCTGACCTGCAAATTTTCCTGTGCTTTGTGGTAGTAATTGTAAGAACTTAATAACTCTATCTGCTGCTTTCTCATCAAAATATCTATCGTTCTTGTCAAACCAGCTTAAATATCGTTGGCATGCTTTCTTGATATACTGACAGACTACTACTTTACCGCCTATCACATCACGAGCATAAGAGGTATATTTTTCGTCTATCATGGTATTAGTTGTTATGTGTTAAGCTCTAATTTCTTTGGATAGCCTTGTGTGTAGTCATAGGCGTTTACTTCTTCGATAGTGGTTAATTGCCTAACATTATAAATATGTCGCTGTGTTATATTATAGGCTGCGAAGGCATAATACTCTACTTTATCCAGCAGCTTTAATGCTAATTGTGAATTAACTACTAGCTTCATACCTTCTAACCATATTTCACTTTCAGTATTACCTGCTTCTATGTCTAACTCTATCGCCCTTCGTGTACCTACTCTATCCTCTCTACCTATCCATACTGCCACGCCATTTAATAGAAAAGAGTTTACCGCTTCGCTGTTATCGTATGCCTGTATAGTTGCTACTTTATCTGCTATTGCTTGCTCTAATGTATTTTCTATCTCAACTAATTTATACCCATTCTCAAGTAGTATTTTTTCTGTCGGGTTAAGAATTGTTGTGTTGTTGGTGATAATATAGCTGCCATTATATATACTATCACCTTTTCTATATTGTGTTATCATAGTATTTATTTGTTATCCTTTATATCGCTCTTTCTATTATGTTATACTCCATACCTACATAATACACCGCACACCCTTGCATTACATATACATTAGGTATTACAGCTCTATGCCCTTTTTCACTCGGAAATATGTTAGAATCTCTGTTCAATATTACAAGGTTATTCAACTTATGGGTTACATTGCTAAAACACCACGCCTGTAATTTTGATAGTTTTCTTGGAAGTGATATTAGTAGTGCTTGTTTGTATTTATTGCTTAATACTCTAAATGCTGACTCACCCAATGTCTTGACATCAGTATTATATACTATCTTTCCAATGCCATTTTCGTAGGTGTGTGAAACAACTTTCAAACCTTGCTGCCAGCCCCAACCCCCAATGAAATTACCCCCCCCTAATTTTTTACCATCAACCGGAATGTACCAAATTTCATTATCAGGTTGTTTGCTGAAATCAATACCTAGCACTAATTTATTGGCTCTTGCTGTTAATCTTCTTCTAAAAGTACTCATATTGCTAAGCCTCCATCATTACTAATACACAGTTTACTATGCTACCTTGATATATTTTGCCTGCTCTTATTAATGGCACTTCGTTGTTTAGCCACTTAACATCGCTGATAGATAATGTTGTTGCTTTGTTAGTAGGTGATGTAAACTGAAAACAATACTCGGCTAATCTATTTCCATCTGTATTTGGTGATAGTGTCAGTGTTAGGCTGTCTACTTCACCCCACACATGCATAGTATTTGGTGTTAGTGCGAAAGTTGTATCATTCTTTCCATGTGTAACTTGTCGTAAATATCCATCGTTTCCTTTATCACCCTTAGCACCTTTCAAGTTCTTTGTTGTCTTTTGGTGCTGATGTGTAGTTGTGTTATACTCGCTTACATATCCTTCGGCATCAATAGTAGGCATCATAGAAGGTAGTGAGTTAAGTTGAGAGGTTATTAGATTATCGCTTTGTAGTTGATGTTGCTTTATTTGCTCTTTTACTTTATCAACTTCGCTATCTACACTTGCTACTTTATCTGCTATCGCTTTATCTACCTTCTCAATAGCTAACTTCTTAACGACCTCTACTACTTCTTCGATTGTTATATTATCATCAACTGTTATATTAGTGTCAATGTAATAGTCAGTAGTAACGGTATAGTCTTCTGTATTTTCTGGGTTGTTTACTTTATATTGCAAAACACCTTTACCCATCTTTTTAAGCTGCTCCCACACTAACTTCATATATCCTTCACTATCAACCTCTGCTATTGTTGTGCCGAAAGATGGATTAGTAGTGTAGAATAAGACCTCGCCACCTTTGACATATTTATAGGGCTTGATTTGAAGGGTGCTATTTTTTTGTACTCGTTTCATTTAGTCGTTATCGTTTAGTTGTTGTAAAAAGTTCGGTTCGTCATCTTCTTTAGGCGTTTCGTTTTTCTTTGCTAACGCTTCATTTTTTAGGGCTGCTTTAGGTGATAACCCTAATTCTGACACGCACTTAAATATTTGTACTTGGAAGGAATTTAGGATAGGAAATAATGGGTGCTTATTCATGTTACCGTATCTATCCTGTATCATTAGCCCATCACTTGCTATCTGTTCTTTTATTCTGGTTTCCATCTCCATGTTATAAGCTAAGATATTGATAGTACCTTCCCATTCTGGCTTTACCTTTTTATGTTCTTGCTTTAAATATTTCCGCACCTTTGATATGTAGCTTTGTATCTCTGGTCGTATCTCTATGTTAGTATTATGTTGTGTCATTGTGTTGTATTGTTATGTTTATCATGGTATTAGAAAAGGTTAGCTGAATATGTTGTAGGCTGAGTCTAACAGAAAATCATAAAATATAGATTCCGTACCTCTTAATTCCTTTAGCCTATCAATTGTATAACCTGCATTCTCATATAGCGGGCGTAATATTTCCTTTTCAGTTGCTGTCAAATATTTACACCTTCCATCTACGTCTATATCATTTTCAATAAATAGCCAAAAAGCAAATTCTTTTTCCTTCGCCTCGTCTAAGCGTTTAGCCTCAAATAGTCCTCTCCAGTGTTTTTCATCTATTAACTTATTACCTGCTAATAGCGTATCTATCATAACATAATTGCGTAGCGCACTGTAGCATTGCTTTGTTAATTTCTTTGGTAATTTGATATTCTGTAACTCTTTCATAATTAATTATTGTTTAAATGTTTATTACTATATCTGCAAGTCCACTCATTGAAAGTTGGACGGTGTGTGTTGTTGTTAGAATTTTTTTATTACTAACTCTGTGTTGAAAAATATTACTTCCATTGTTTATTGTTTATTATCATCGGCTACTTTCTTTTATTGATAGCCTGTAGTTCATCGCTTAGATATTTCATTAGCTTTTCTGTGGTGTCATCTTTCAGTACTTCTTCAAAATTTCTCATAACTTAGTCCAAATAATTCTACAAAAAATGGCTGGTGTGTGTAAATTAGAGGGCAAGAGAGGTTTAACTCATTGATAATCAGAAAGATACACGGGGCTAATGTATCGTTCCTTCGCTCAAGGAACTATCTTGAATGATACTTATTAACCTTCCTTCTTACCTAATGTGCTACTTGACCTCTTGCCTTTCTTGTTATGCTTCTCAACATGGCATTCTCTACATAGTGCCTGTAAATTGTCGCTATCAAATGCAAGTCTCTCACGTTCGCACATGTCATCAGTTGTCATAAAGGATATTTTATGATGTATATCTTTAGCACTTCTGATAACTCCCTTCTTTAAACATTCCTCGCATAATGGGTGTTGTTGCATATATGATAGTCTTAACTTATGCCATGTATCAGTGTTGTATATTTTTTGCCTTTCCTTCCTACGTTGCTGATAGAAGGCTTGATTGTTTGTTACTTTTTTCTTTGGTTTATAAATTGTTGGCATGTTGTTCTGTGTTGTATTATTATTATTTAGTGTATATGTTGGATAGATAGCATGAAATTTACTCTCACACTACCTATCACTAAAATAAACATATAAACAATAAATAATTTCTCTATCTACTCATAAAGAATTGACCACCTTTTCAACCTACATATATACACATTACAAGACCATATTAAGACTGATTTAACATTGCTTAACATTCTATATAGGTACTTTGTGTGTGTAGTAGTAAAGAGTAGAAATAAGATTAAGCCTATATTTGCGTTTTAAGCCTGTCTAAACTCTCGCCTTATCTAATATACACAAACATACCTACAGCTCAACAGAACGAAAGGAAATAGGCTTAAATCAAAAAAGTTACTTGAACAAAGTAACGATGTTAAGTTTTTTCTTCAATTTTCAATCTTTTTAAGTCCTCCATTGTACGTATTATTGGTGGTTGATGCTTAATTACTTTCTTCTGCCAATGACTTCGTATATCGTCATCGTCAATATTCGCTTCACTCCTGTACTCTACGTCAGTGTTGGGTTGGGTCAATGCTGCATACTCTACCGTCCCTTCATTCAAGAGACTATTACTTTTATCTACTTTCTTCATAATTTTAAATTGATTGACTGTTACTACCAAATACACCAAAGTCAAACTTCCAACCTCTAATACCATCTTCGTTATTATTGGTGTCTTGTTCGTTGTTAAATTCTCTTTCCTCTTCTGTTATATCGCCTACGTTACGTTGTTCATGTAACTTGGAAGGTGTTGTTAGTTTTAGTTCCATATCCTTTTCTATTTCGTTGTTTATTTCATTTTCAAGCTCCATCAAATAAGTCTGCATGTCGTCCATAATGTCGTTCTGGGTAGGTGTTTCTAATTTCGCATCTTCTAATAATATAGTAGTTTTATAACTACTTAGAGTGTCAGTAACTCTGTCTTGGGGACAGTTACTTCCACCTTCACTTACCGTTCCACTTTCCTCTACGTTACCTTCTTTTAATTGTTTGAGTAATTTAGCGACTCTTCCAATGCCAATTTTCACGCCATTATCTTTGAGTGTTTTAAGATTATTCCTAACACTATCATTGGCGTTAAGCATGGCAATAATCTCGCTATCTGTATAACAAACCTTTATTCCTCTATCCTTGCAATACCTATAAAGAGTGGCTAAATGTACCTTCACTCCGTTATCTTGCAAAATCTTCAAATTCTCGGCTACGCTAAGTTCAGAATTATAGTACTTATCAATAGCAGTATAATTAATTTCTTTAACAGCTTTATTTATTATACTCTGCAAATTTTCTCCAACGCCAAGTTTATTTAGGTGTTGATTATCTTTTATGAAGGTTGGGTTTAGTACTATTTTTCTTCTATTCTTTTCAAGTACTACACTATATCTTTGCTTTATTTCGTCTATCTCCATACTAAAGGCTGCATTTACTTTGCTTTTCAAGACTTCTATGCTAATTGCTTCATCGCTGTTATCAAAAAATCTCTCCCTGTCAATATAAAGGTTAAATAAAAGTTCTGTTGGTGTAGTAGATGGTTTAATTAGACGACGTAAGCAAGCATAAGTTTTTAGGTGTCTTCTTCTATGCTCACCATCTTTATATTTTTCAATTTCTCCAGTACCACGCCATCTATAACAAAGACTAACAAAGCTATCATCAACTGCACGCCATTTTTCGCCATCTTTCCAGTCAATCTCACTTTGATAGAAATACTGATACTTGAGTGAGTGCCTGTGCATAAATTTTTTGTAAGTTTGTGTTTCCATTGCTTTTACTGTATCCCTATCAAACTCACACTTCTTTGCCTTTAAGTCTTCGTCTACTTCCTCTTGTTCAATAGTTGGAAAATCGCTTCTATCATAGACTACATAATATTTATACAGTTCAGCACCTGCCTTTAAGTTAGTACCGTTAAAATATTGACTTGCTTTTTCTCCGCACTTATCACTTATCGGCTCTTGTGTATCTTGTTCAGCAGCGTAGTGTATTGTATTTGCTACCTCTTTATATTCATCTATGCTATTAAGTGGTTTACTTAGTACATAACACAATCTAAACTTTCTTTTTTCTGGGCTATCGCTGTAAGAGGTGTATGCGAATGTTGGTATATATGTTAGTTGTGTAATATAGTCTTCGACACTTGTATATTGTGTGTCGTCTATATCAATGCTTACTATCTGACTACCTTTAAAGAACTCATCTCTTTTAACTGTCATGCTCATATATCCATCTTTCAATACAGGACAGATATATTTTTTACTACCATCATCTTGTTTTTTCCACATCAACTCGCCATTACCTAAGTTGAAAATGGCACAAAAAGCATATCCATCACCTATCAAATCTACAATCTCATCTACTGTTAATGTCCTTTCTGCAAATCGTAAACTTTCAGTGCGATATTTTTTTCTATTTTCCCTGCCAAGTGTATTAATTACATCTTGCTTAGTTGCATATCCATACTTACTGATACTTGCAACAAATTTAAAATCTTGTCTTTTTTCCATAGTTGTTATTAGTTCTATTTCACAGTTACCTATTCTGTCTTGTCTTTTTCCATAGTAGTTATTATAAAAATGCCCCATATTAATTTCACAACTAATACAGGGCTAAACTATGGAAAATAGCACCCTGTACACACATCGAAGGTTAGAGTCAATGTAACACACATTACTCATACAGGGTTATCCACCATTAATACTTCTTCTTATCTCTAATAAAGCATCAATAGGCGTTTAACGTTCATTTCCTGCAATGAACTCTACATTTTATCATCGTTTTAGCTTGTCTTTCTATACTATCAAGTCTTTCTTTATCTATACTATCCAGTCTCTGTGCAAATAAAGTGTCCATCTTCAAGCTCTGTTTGTATGGCTTGCTGTTGATATGTAGGTAGTATTGTAGAGTCCCTTGAGCATCGTTCTGTCGCTCACAGAACTTGGGACGATGTGCCTGTCTATCTATTTTATCACTCTCACCAAGTTCATTACCTGAATGAACGGTAATATTCCATACTGCAGCGATGATAAGTAGGAATGCTGCAAGGTAGTTCATCATTACTTTTCTGTTCATAATTATTTTATTTTCATTGTTACTTGGACGAAGTAACTGTTATGCTTTTTTCCAGCTATATTTAATTCCATCTTTTCCAGTGGTTGTTGATTGTCGCCCGTGTATGCAAGCAGATATTCCACCTTTATTTATGCCTGTCTGTCTTTCTGCTTCCTTCACACTCACGAACTTTGCAACTATGTTTCCATCTAAGTCTAACATCTGTACTTCAATATGTGGGTGTGCTTTTCTGATATTTTCTTTATGTTGTTCAGATTTTTTCAGTCCTTTATGTCCTTCTGATATTTTTTTTCTATCCAGTTCGCTTAGCTTCTTTCCTTTCCTCAACTGGCTAAGTAATTGTTTAGTGGCTTCCGTATGTTGATAATTTCCTGTATCACTGCCACCCCACGTAATATTATATCCACCCTGTGTATGATGTGTTTTTCTATCGGCTATATACTTTACTTCCAGTTCGTTTAGTCTCTCTCTGACCTCTTTTTTATCATAACCAGCTACTGTTACTATTACTGAATACCTAAAAGACTCCACACCATACTTTGCTATCGCTTTATCTATCGCTAATTCTTTACCGTTAGCTGCTCTCTTATGCTCATTGTATCGTCTTCTCTCGTGTATCGTCTGACCTATATACTCTTTACCGTTTTTTTTATTAAGCCAACTATAAATAATTCCTTTTGTCATACTGCTATCCTAAAGTTATATTTGTTTTTCCCATTACCTATCAAGTCTTTACCATTACTACTTTGTTTGATAAGATACTTACTAACATTATATTTTCTCTCGCACTCTCTTATACCTTCTACTACTTCTACAATATCACCTTTACTATCTATGACATCTATTTTTACTAACTTAGCCTGCATCTTTCCGTATCTCAAATTGTAATAAGCCGAACACCACTCCAGATTATCGACCCTATTATTTAACTTGTTCTCGTCTTTGTGATTAATGATGGGTAATTTGTTAGGGTTAGGTATAAATGCAAGTGCTACAAGCCTATGTATGTATTGTCTTTTCTTTACTCCATCTTTACATAATACTATTTGATGATAACCACACTTAGTAATGAATGGTAATATTATTCTCTCTTCTGTTACCCTTGTGTTACCGTCTTTCCTCTCAACTACTCTGCTTAGGCTCTTAACTCTGCCCATGTTACTAATTTCATAAATGCCTACATATCCTTGTATAGGTCTAAATTTTTCAATCATGTTTTTTGTTATTGCCTTGTTATCTGTTTGCTACTTCAAGGCATTTATAAGTAGCTTTTAAACATTTACCATCATCGACAGTAAATGCAATATCACTTGCGTATGTAACATTGATTACATACTATATCTTCAATAATAAGATTTTCAAAGGTTAGTTACTCTAAAGAAGTAACGTTTACATCATTTCAAGTATAAAGCATCTACGTCTTTACACCTGCAATATTGTTCATTTCAAGCACATACGAAACTAGTTCCTTGAGCGAAGGAACAGGGTGTGCAATTCAACTCTATTACGTTAATAAGGTTTTCAGCCTTTTTGGGTGGAAAAATTGGGTGGAAAAGGTGTTTTTTCAATATTAAATGGCACAAAAAAGGGGTGAAATGCAATCTATACACCACCCCTCTTAAAAACTCTGTAACTCGTTGATTTTCAGTGTTGTTTTTTAGGCTAATATTTGATTTTTACGACTTTAATATTTCAACCTCTCCCATAACATCATTAGATACCCAGCAAAAACATCATCATCACCTACTATCATTCCTTTATTTTGTCCTGTGTAATATTCTATCAATTTCACCATATTAACTTTGTGCTCCTTTACATATTCCATCGCTTGTTCAATATTACCGCCTTGCATATCTTTCAGTGTATCTATAATATCTTCCATGCTTAGCTTCGCAGAGTTCATTCTTTGATTGAACGTTACTCTCTGAACTTGCACTTCGTTTTTTAATTTTCGTGCTTTTGCCTTTAGTGCAGTTATATGGTCGGTTGCTGTTAAGTGGCTATATGTTTTCTCTATTACACGCCCAGTATCACCGACCATCTTTCCAACTTCCTCAAATGTATAACCTTCTCTTACTCTGCGTGTTATAAATGTATGTCTTGCAAAATGGCTTGATATGATATTACACAGTTTATCCGTCTGCTTGATTTGGTGTGCATCAGTGTAGGTAATTTCTCTGTCAATTCCAGCTTGTCTAAATATTTCTTTTATTCTGATATTCAATGTGTTACGGAAATTTACATCTGACTGCTTCTTTACTTTACCTTCTACCTTGCTTAAATAATATTGGACTTTTTCTGTGTATGGTATATAGGCATTTTTCTCTCTTTTTACTGTCTTTATCACCAAAAAATCTCCTTTCCTCTCGTACACCCCTACGGCAATATTCTGTATATCTGACACCCTTTGCCCAGTATAAATAGCCAGCATGAATAAGTCTCTATGTAGTTGATATTCAGCAGGTAATACAATATTTTCCAGCTTTTCTATCTCGTCTTGTAATATCTCAACTTTTACCTTATCTTCACTTAATCGCTTGTCTTTCAGTGGGTTAAATATTATCTGGGTTAAGCCATATTTATTACCTATTGCGATGTAGTTATTTATCAATTTCTTTAGTACTACCAGCTTATTAATTTCATTACTGCTTGCGCCTTCTTGCTTTAGGTAGTCTACGTACTTATCAAATGCCGACTGTTTTAAAGCACTCATTCCATCAACTTTATAAACATCAACTATCCAACGCTTATACTTACTAACTAACATTTCATATACTTTTGCCGTACTCTTCTTTACTTGGCTGTCTACTATATATTTCTTTAGTGCTTTATCCAGTGCCTTTGTTGCGCTTGGTGTCTTTCCTATATTTCCCTTTACCATGTCTTTTTCTGCTATCTCAAAGTTATAAGTCCCTTGAGCGAATTCATTATTTGTTACGATGTTGTTTATTTTATTTCTCAACAAGTTAATATTAAAAGATGTATTAGTACTGCAAAGATAATATAAATAATTCTGATATTCGCTTTTTAGTTTATTTAATACATGACAGGTAACTAAAGCACTTCTATTAACATCATTACTGAACAAGCTACTTATTATTGGTTCTTGTTTCTTTCTATTCCATTGGCTATACAGTATTTTTCTTCCTGTCGATAATTTATACTGCCTACCTTCACTATCACCAACAACTAAATATATCATTGCTGGCTTATTACTACTCTCTCTAATACAAAAGCTACACATTGCGTTAATTTTTACTGTTCTTTTGGTTTTGAGAGACATTTTTAGCCACCTTGTGTAACTTATTCAGTGTCAGTCTTTTATCTTGTTTTATTGCAAAACAGCCGCTTTCGCAACGCCAAATCGAAATTATCGTTTTTCATCAGAATTATCTTTACAAAACTAATACAGTTTTGGCATTTACCTTGGGCAACAAAAAAGAAAATCGTTCTTGAAATAAAGTTTTACTGAATTGTTTTTTAATGGCTTTGTTCGCTTGTATATGAAACAAAAAAATCCCAACAAACGCTTGTTGAAAGCAGTTTGTCAGGATTAGATATATAATGTTTTTGTAATGTTACAGTTTACCGATAATGCCCTCGTTAGTGTTGCGGATAAACTCAACAATGTTGCGAATCTCGGGCGAATCGGGCACTTGTTCGTCTACTTGTATGCAGGCATCGAACACGGAAGTTTGTCCGTGGAACACGAGTCGATAGGCGTTTGCGATGTGCTTGATAACCTTTTCGTCTATTTTCATCTCTCTGCAAATCGTGGTATTTACACCTTCGTAAGCCACAGGACTGCCACCTGCTATAATGTAAGGTGGAATGTCGCGCGCAAACGTTGTGCCTGCTTGCACCACGGCAGCTGTTCCGACACGTGTCTTTGCCTTCTGAATGACGCTAGACGAGAAAATTACATGGTCGGCAATCTCGCAATCGCCAGCTATCTTCGTACCGTAGCTGAATATGCAGCGGTCGCCCACCTTCGTGTCGTGGCTGATGTGCACGCCTTCCATAAGGAAATTGTTCGACCCGATGACGGTTTGGCAACCACGATGGGTAGCACGGTTGATAACAACATTCTCTCTGATGACGTTGTTGTCGCCGATAACACACTCGCTTTTTTCGCCAACGAAGTTGAAATCTTGTGGCAATGCGCCAATAACGCTGCATTGGTGTATCTTGTTTCCGTTGCCTATTCGGCTGCCATTCAGTATGCTGACGAATGGAAACACTATACAGTTGTCGCCAATTACTACATCGTCTTCGATGTAAACGAATGGAAATATTTTGCAGCCGTCGCCTATCTTCGCTTTCGGAGAAACCTCGGCTTTTGGACTAATCTCACTACTCATACTTAT